CTGAAGATACAGGCGTGGTAGTGAGGTCTTCCGTAATGTTCGCCATATTCGCCAGCCATGTAGAAACGTAGTTTTTTCCCATGTTTTCTCCAGGCATGGTGTCTAAGGAGTTTAATGAATTTTTGAAAGTGTTCATGATGTAGCGATTGATCGCTTGGGAGATTGTCATTGTCATAAGTGAGGGTTATAAAGCAATTTTGTTCGTGCAACTGGGCTTCATGCATACAACGCATAGCCCATTGACGAGATTTTTCTAGCCTGCAACCAATACATTGGCCGCAGGGTAAGGACATTTTAATGGAATCTGAACATTCCTTAAACGATATTTCGTGTTTAAGTTGTCCAGCTACCATATACGGCACTTTATATGCCGTAAGAGGGTGATAACAGGCCATGTGAGGTGGTCTGGGACTTTATTAAAGTCTCCAGCCTCCACGCTGAGGCGCCTTTTGCATATTTGCGGCTTTTGTACGCTTTGCGTGATGACGGAAAGATTTAGCACTTTTCCGTTTTGATACAGATCTACGATGTAATGTACGCATTTTTAGTCCTTAGTTATTTGAAGTTTTGTGGTGTTGGTGTCACCTAGCACAGTTACATCAAGTAGAGTAACTGTGCTGGGTTCGTTTCACTCACCCTTTTCTTCGGTTATTACCTCAGTTTTTGGCTCAATTTGAGCCATTTTGGGTTCTACAAGACCCAATTTTTCGGCTTCCGCACGATTGCTTTCATCAGCAAGGAAATCTATCAGCATAGCTGGATCGTTCATAAAACGTGAACGAATATCGGCCGGTAATGCCATAAATCCGTCCTCAGCCGCGATAACGGCGTTAAGAGCAGACTGGTAGTCTCCGATACCAGTGAAATCGCCATAGCGAGGCGATAGAGGGCTTTCAGGCAATAAGCCTGTAATGTTAAATTGACGAAGGATATTATTAATATCACATTCGTCTTTGAAATGCTGCTGAGCCAGAGATGCATCCTCACAATGCACCCCTGACTCATTTGACGCAGCATTCGTATCATAGTTATATGGTGTACGTAAAAATGGAGCAGTAATTTTCATTTTTTACCTTATTTAGTGAATTTTGCGACTGAACCCGCAGATGAGTTAATAAATTGGCCAAGGCCTTGGATCCATTTAGCCAAACTAGGGTTTTCACGGTTAAAGTCAGCCAAAGGCTTTCCTTGTTCAATGAGATTTTGAATAGCTTGGTTAATTTTTTCCAAGTTAGCAATAGTTGCTTTTGCTTGAGCTGCAGAAGCAGTATCACGTTTAGTTGAAGCTTCTAATGCAGGAGCACGAAGATTAATATTCTTTTCTTCGGCCATTCTATTTAATAGTTCTTGATTAGCGATTCTGGTCTCAGCCTGAGTTTTTGCAGCCTGAGCACTCGTCGCTAATGTTTGAGCATTTGTGTTTTCAATTTGAGCTCTAGTAAGTTGAGCAGCAGAAGATGTAGTTTGCGAACGTTGATAACCTTCAACAGCGGCAGAAGCTTTGTTTCCGACTTGGGTACTTGCTCCCGCGGGGGATGAAGCCCCCCCTTGGGTATAAGCTAACATCGGGTTAAGTCCAGCGGCTTTAAGATCAGCAACTGATCTTTGATAGGCAGTGTTAGACATTCGCTCTTGAAAATTCATTTGATTTTGAGCAATATCCATGTTGGTCTGATTTGCACCACCTTGACCAAGATAAGAAGCACCAGCGCCTAGAAGTCCGGGTAAAGAACCTACTAAGCCTTTACCAATGTCAAGAGCAGACGAGCCGAAATCAAAGGCAGAAGAAATATCGCCTTTGACTACGTCTTTAGCAGTATCAGCAAGACCTCCTACGAGGTCTCCGACACTTCCGAAGTTTATACCGAAGCCCATTAGAAGTGATCAATTAAGCCAGGTACAGAGTACATTGGCATTGGACGTGTCTTTCTTACATCAAAGAAAGAATCAAAGATGAATTGTTGTCCGTTAGCTGCAGAACCGACAGCAACCACTCGAGATACGGGTGGATTGTCTTGGATAAATGTTGAGTTAAGTGTTGGTACAGAGGTGAACTTCTGAGCCAAATGCCATGCGTCAATAGTACCAGCAGCAGTAGAACGGAATAAAGAGGAAATACGAGAAGGGTTATAGCGGTATTCCGCCCAACGTTCTTGATAACCAAATACGTCGTTGTCAGTAGTATTACCAGTAACATAAATTTCCTTATTGAGGACGGCTTGTTCGCCTAAGGTTGCAAATGCTGGGAAGTAGAAGTCATAACGTGTTGAACGACTCCACATTTTTGATAGACCCTGCTGATAAGTAAGGTCTGCACGTACGGATACTAATCCAATAATTACACCGTGCTCAGTAAACGATTGAGTAAATCCATGATTATGAGCCAAGGCAGTACCCATAGCAGCAAGGTTGCCCATAGGGGTAGAGCCGCCAGTAACGCCTGTAGCTGATGTTTGAGCAATTGGATTGATATTGATCGTGGTTGAACCACCACCAATGTATTCAGGACGTTGTAAGCGAGCATCAGGACTAATAACACCGAAATGGCTACGAATAATTTCAGTGTATCGAGTACCGCCACGAGCATCTCTTTCCAAAAGCTTTTGAATTTGGAAAGATTGGCGGAGTTGATTAATAGTTGCAGCAGTTGCTGTAGAAAGATCGGCATATAACGCATTAGATGTGTCCGCAGTTGTTCCATAAGGATATACATAATCACCACTAGTTCCATCAGCAACAAGGAAACGCTGAGCAGCTGTGTTTTGATATTGAACAGTTACGTGATTTGCAGAACCAGAAGAAGAATCAATGGCAACAGGAGCCCTAGAACCCAATGGAAGCGTAACAGAGGCACCTTTCTGAGGCCAAGGTAAAGCAGAAGTAAAGTAATCTTTACGTTTTCCACGTTTTAATAACGTGTAGTTTGTGACTGTATCAGGACCATCGCCTGTATCCACAGTCACAGAGTTTTGTAAGTTTTCATCTCGGAACCATTCGTTCCAGATTAAATTGTAAGCACGTGGCCAGAATGCACAGTGACTTACAGTTTGTCCGGCAGCTACCTGCCCGACAGTTGGCAAGCCCATATAGTCTTGCAATGAGCCGATGACATAACCACCGGCAGGTGACACTTGTTGAGGAACCACATAAGAGATTGAATCCGATGGATTCGCTTGTTGTCCCATAAATTTTTGCCAATTTGACCAAATTAGGCGATTAGGAACAAAGAAGAAGAATGAGTCTAATACCATGTTATCCATAATTGGAAACAATGGTGTTGACAGACGGGCAAATGCCGTCATGTTGAGCTTAAATGTATCGCCCGGTAGAACTTCGTCTACATATACAGGGACGAGGTTACCAGCATCGAACGTAGTTTTATGTGTTGATTGGCAGTCGAATGAAGAGCGGGGAATATCCGCTTTTGGAACCATCGTAAATTGATGGACATTTACCGATTTATTGCGATGCATGGATTTTTAGCTCCAGAGTTTATTGGGTGAGAAATGTTTCCATTTCTCTACCCTTTGGTTTTTAAGAGGTAATTTTTACTTGTTTACCCAAGGATACGAGTTTTGGTTGGTCATGTAAAGAGAATAGACCGGTGTTGTCGTCGAAAGTACCGAGTTCATAGAGGTCGAAGTCGTCAGGATGATTATAAAGTTGATTGTCAGCATCTTGACGGTTTACTTCGTCTGAGAAGGAACGAATAGCAACGCCTAAGGCAGGAACGAACATTGGTCGTCCATAAGCGTCTGCTTGACGGTCTTTTACAGTACATAAGGTTAATTTCATGAGGATGTCCTTTTAAGTGAGGGTACGTTTAAGTTTTTGCAGTTTTGCTCTAGCGACTTGTTCTTTAACAGCCAGTCGTTCGAGAGTATTGTCTGCGAAGTTAAGTTTAGCACTAGTTTCACGTTTGTAAAGTAGTTCGTCATATTCATAGGGATAGTCAGTTTTATATTGGTTGTCATAATATTTTGGAGGTCTGACTTTTTTGCCACGAATTACAACGTAATCGTGAGGATACACGTCGGAACGGTATTTTTTGTACCACTCAGCGCCGATTCCCGGCTTTAAGGACATTTTGTTGTATTCAGGCGACATTTGAACAATTTCGCCAGTGTCTAATCTAGAGAATTGATAATGTTTATCAGAATCTTTACCAGTTTGTTTTTTCATAATGTATCTAGCAACATAAGCAGCTGATTCGAAGTTAACGTCTCCAACGGAGGAATAACCATATGGCCAGAGGGCTTCAAGGTCT